TGGGTTAGAGAGATTCGCCAACAGTGCCTTGACGCCAAAGTCCCTTTCTTCTTCAAGGGCTGGGGCGGCCGAACGGTCCGCGCCGGCGGCCGGCTGCTGGACGGCCGCGAGTGGAATGAAATGCCGGAGACCTAGAGGGTGGCTAAACCCATCAGGGCCATCGATCTCTGCTGCGGCGCCGGCGGTTGGGCCGTCGCGGCCCGTGGCCCTGGCGGCCTACCTCCAGGTGTCGCCCAGAACGATCCACCGATGCGTCCGCCGCGGCGAACTACCGCCGGGCTTCCGCCTCGGGCGGGGACTCCGTTGGCAGGTCGGCGCCGTCAAAGAGCACTTGCGGCAACGCCAGCAAGCGGCGTTGAATGGACTGAAGGAGCCGAAAGGATGAACGCTCGTGGAGTGGTGACGAGTCTGGCGGACCTGCCGGGGGACGCGCTGGTGGATGCGGCGGCCCTGGCGGCGTTCTTTCAGAAGTCGGTCAAGACCATCTTTCGGCGGGTACGCCAAGGAGAGCTGCCTGCGCCGATGCTGATGGGTGGCAAGGCCATGTGGATCGCCGGGGCGATCCGCGCCCATCTTGCCCAGCGCCAGGCGGCGGCGATCCGAGCGGCGGAACAGCAGCAGGAAAAAAGGGCGGCGGATTTCCGTTGACTAGTTGTCAGACTGGGCGTATGGTCGAGACATGAGCAAGAAGAAGGCAAAGATGGGGCGGCCGGTCGTGGCAGCGGACAAGCGGCTCGGGCCGCGGTTCACGTTGCGCCTGACCGTCGCGGAAGATGCTCGGCTGCGCGCCGTGGCGCGGAGGCGCGGGGTGAAGATCGCGGTGGTGATACGCGATGCCCTGGCGCGGGAGTTGGAGTCGTAGACATGGCATCGGTCTTCAGGCGCACAATCCGTGGGAAGAAGTCCAAGGTGTGGTACTTCAAGTTCAAGGACCGGACCGGCGGGTGGTGCGTTCACAGGGGATGGCCGAACCGCGAGGACACGTTGGCGCACGCCCTGGCGGTGGAGGCCGAGCACGGGGCGGTGCGGCGCGGCGAGAAGCCGGCACCCTCGCATTGGAGCAAAGGACATCTCCGCCCCCTCCCCGAACTCATCGAGGGGTACATGCGCTGGGGCCGGGAGCGCGGCGGCCGGCGCGGACTGCCCTGGCCCGAACCGAACGCCAGGAAGCGGGAAAGGTATCTCCGCTGGTGGGCCACAACCCTGAGTTGGCACGTCCTGGGGGACATCGGCCGCGCCGGCGTCGAGCAGGAGGTGGACGGCCTCCTGGCCGCGGGCCATTACGCCCGGAAGAGCATCGCGCTCCGCGTCGAGGCCATCCAGGCGTTCGTCTCCTGGACGGTTGGGCGTGGGTTCCTGCCGTCGAATCCCCTGGTGGGGCTCCTCGGCCACATGGACGTACGGGCCCAGAAGCCGCACCGACCGCTCACGACCGAAGAGATAGCCGCCCTGATGGAGAAAGCTCCGCCGCTCCGCCGGTTGTGGTACGCGACGGCGCTTGAGACGGGCTATCGCGTGGGCGAGCTGCGGGCGCTCACGGTGGGCAGTCTTGACCCGACCGCGCCGTGCTTGAACCTGGCCGGGCAACACACGAAGGACCGCAAGCCGGCGCGGCAGTTTATCGGCACTGACCTATGCGCCGCGCTCCTGCCCCTGGCCGCCGGCAAGGCCCCGGATGCGCCGTTGCTCGGGATTCCCGCGTCGAAGGCGTGGTCGATGTTCAAGGCCGACGCCAAGGCCGCCGAGATCGTGGCGCTCACCACCGAAGGCAAGGCGTCCTGGCACAGTCTGCGGAAGTCCTTCGTCAACGCCGTGGTAGCGGCCGGCGCGGACCTCAAGACCTCGATGACCCTGGCGCGGCATTCGACCGCGGACCTCACGATGCACACCTACGCGACGGCCGATGACGGCCGGGTGCGGGCCGCGGCAGGCGCGGCCGCTGAACGTCTCCGGCCGGCCGCCAAGCCTGGCTGTGGTACACCCGTGGTGATTTCGCCTCAAGTGGCCGAAACGGCCGACGACGCAAGCGCTTGTGCGGCAGAACCTTCGGGCGAGTTGGCGATGGTCGGGGCGAGTGGATTGGAACCACCGGAAGCCCCCGACCAAGCCAAGGACAAGCCGACCTTAAAGTGGTCGCAAACCGGGGAAAGCGGCCATTCTGTGCTCCTGCGCGTCGGCCACGCAAGACCGTCCAAAACCCATCCCGCGCCCATCCCCGACCGTTCTCTATGGTACACCGGTGGTAACACACCCGCAATAGTTGAACGTCTGGCGGTCGAGGCCGGGGCTGTCGCGGCGGCGCTGGTCGAGGAGGCAGTCGGGTGCTGGTAGGTACTTCTGCGGCAACGTGCCGCGTGCTGTCGACAAGCGAAATCCGACGCAGGTGTTTTCTTTCTTTCTGCGGAGCGCGCCGCGATGCCGGACGCGACGAACGGCCTATCTGCGACGTCCTCAAGTGGGCCGATGGGGCGCCTAAAGAGGGCGAAGCCCAGGTCACAGCGACCGGCGAAGCGCTGGCAGTTGTTAAAATGATCGAACACCCAGACTGGACCGACGAGAAGATCGCCAAGGAAATCGGCGTCTCGCGGACCACCCTCTATGACTGGCCACAATTCAAGGCCGCGCGGGCAGTCCAGAAAGAACCCGGGATTCAACATCGAAGGCGCCGTTCCGTGCGGCGTCGCGGGGACGCTGGGCTGAATCAACCCGACAGATAACCCGACACCTCCCAAAACCCCCGCCTGCTTAACTCTTTGGCACCCATAGAGTTACGAAGAACCCCCTTTTCCCTATTGCCGACACTTTGCCGACACCCGCCCCAGGGTGGAGGTGTCACATGAGAAGCGTGCCGATTAAGGAGTTGAGGCCGTCTGGCCAGGTCACGGCTTACTTCCTGATGTGGCTTGATGCTGTGCGGGCTGGGGACCGCGTTCAGGCCCGGCAGAACCTTGCCGCTCTTGAGGGGCTTGGGGTGCGCGTGCGGCTCGTGCGCACTGCCGCCTTGGCCGAACGTCTGGCGGTGGAGGGGGCCGGCCGTAGAGCCGACCCCAACGAGAACATCGGCGCAAGCCGTTGACGGTGGTGCGGAAATTGATAGACTGAGGCGGGGGGATAGGGTAGCACCCGAACCCCCGGAGGCACCGCCGGGCTTCCCCCCGTGCCCTTCCTGGTGCGCGCGAGGTGCACGCCATGACCCGCCGCACACGTCCGCTCGGTGAAGTGCGCCCTCCTCGACGCCCTCTTTCAGGCGAACAATTAATCCGGTCCGTGATCAGGATCGCACCACACCCGCCTTGGGTAGGATCCATGTTCCCGGAACTGGTCAGGGCGCTCCTGGAAGAACACGAGGCCCGCTCTTGGGCCGAACGCCCCGTGCCTAAGGCGCTCAAGGGAGCCAGTCCCCAACAACGCGCTCAATGGCGCCAAGAGCAAGCCCGACACGATGCCCGGTATCGGAAGGCCCACGCCGCCGCCGACGCCGCCTGGCGGGCCGTCATGGGTGACGTCGTGCGGCCGGGGTCATGGGGGGAATGGCGAAGGCTGCTAATGCACGAGGGTCTGCCGCTAGAGCCGCGCAGCGAAGATGTTCCCGTTCCGCCCGACGACGTCCTTCAGGCGCTGCGCTTACGGTTCACCCGCGCCATGGAACAGAAAACGCCGGCGGAGCCGAATTGGGCCGGGACAGAGGCCAACGCGCTATTGGCACCGTCCGATCTGGCCAAACGGTTCAATGTTCCCCTACCGGCCTTGAAGAAGCGCCTGGTGCGCTACCGGAAGGAACACCTGGACGGCTGGCAGGAGATATCAGATCGTGGCGCGCACCAGCCCGGTTTCGTCTATCGGTATGGGGCGGTCCTGCCCATCCTGAAAGACCTACACACCAGAACCGCGGCCGCACGGTAAGCCTTCCGCCTGGCGTCCCACTCGCGTCCCTCATGAGAAACCCAGTCTCACTCTACGCCTTTCATTTGCCAAACGGTGGCGTTCCGCGAAAATCCCGCGTCCCACTCACGTCCCGTGACAACACGGGTTTCTCGTCACTTCTAGGATAGTCGCGCGATGGGCGCGAACAGCATCGACAACATGGGGCTGAGACAGTTGCGCGAGGCGTTGCGGGCGACGGAGGCCGTCGCCGGCCGCGAGAGCGTGAGCGCTCGAATCATCCGTGAAGCCATCCGGCGGAAGCGGAGGAAGCGCGATGGCCGCCCCCGCGGAGACGCCCGAGTATCGCCAGTTACGAGATCACTTGGTCATACTGCTCGTCAACAGCGCAAGCTTGGCCGCGGTTGAACACCTATGTGGCCAGCGCGGCCTCGGCCCCGAGGTTGCGACGAGAATCATCGCCGAGGCGCGCGGCCGGATCGCCGTCGCCGCCCACATCGTCCACACCGAGCAGGTCGGCACCGCGGTGCTTCGGCTCAATGATGACGAGCGTTATCCGGTAGAGGAACATGCCCGCGTCGCCGCGACGAAACTCATCGAGTTCTTCGCGCGAGGCGAAGACCTATCAGGCGCACAGAGCCGCCGCCCGGGCCCGTAGCGCTCGGACCGTTCGCGCTGGCCAGGAAATCGGTCCGCTTCCGCCGGTCAAGGATCCCGAACGCCGCGCCGCCGCCAAGGCTTCCTTTCAAACCTACTGCGAGGTCTACCATCGACCGACCTTCTACCTGCCATGGTCGGAAGATCACAAACGCGTGATCGCCAAGATCGAGATCGTTGTATGGCACGGCGGATTCTTGGCCATCGCCATGCCGCGCGGCAGCGGCAAAACGTCCCTCTGTCTAGCCGCGGTCGAGTGGGCGACCTTCTGTTGGGGACACCCGTATGCGTTCCTTCTGGCTGCAACAGATCGGACCGCCAAGGAGATGTTGATCGACAATCTGAAGGCGAATCTGCAGAGCGAAGGACCGCTCCTCGATGACTTCCCCGAGATCCTCTATCCGATCCGCGCCCTCGAAAACGAGCCCCGCCGGTGTCTGGGCCAGCGCTACGAAGGCCAACCGACCCGCATACAATGGGAAGAACTACAGATCGTTCTGCCGGCGATCCCTGGAAGCGCGGCGAGCGGTGCCGTCATTCGCGGAACGGGTTTGACCGGAAATGTCCGAGGGCCGCTCAGAGTTCAGCCGGGCGGCCGGACTGTGCGGCCTAGTCTCGTGCTTTGCGATGACCCTCAGACTGATGAATCGGCCAGGAGTCCCCTGCAAACCGATCAGCGGATGAAACTCCTTACCGGCGCCGTGAAGGGGATGGCCGGACCCGGCCGGAACCTGGGCGTGCTCGTGCCGTGCACCGTGATCGAGCGCGGAGACCTCTCGGATCAGATTCTCGACCGAAAACTCCATCCGGAGTTCCGGGGTGAACGCACCAAGACGCTATACCGATTTCCGGCCAACCGCCGACTCTGGGATCAGTACGCGCGCTTGCGCGCCGAAAGCCTGGGTACGCATGACGACATCCGCCTGGCCACAACTTTCTATCGGCTCCATCAGCACGCGATGGATCGAGGAGCGAAGCCCGCGTGGCCGGAACGGTTTGATCCCGGCGAGATTTCCGCGGTGCAACACGCCATGAACCTCTTCATTGAGAACCCGCGCAGTTTTGCCGCCGAGCAGCAGAACGAACCGCTCGTGCCGGAATCGGATCTTGGACGTCTCACCGCCCAGGCCGTCGCAGATCGGCTCAACGGGCGGTCGCGCGGCGAGGTGCCCATTGAGTGCCAGTATCTGACGGCCGGGGTCGACCTCCACAAGAAGCTCCTCTTCTACGTCGTCCTGGCCTGCGCCCAGGACTGGACTGGCTACGTTGTCGATTACGGAACCTATCCCCAGCAGGACCGCTACTACTTCACGGAAGCGACAGCGACGCGAACGCTGGGCCGCGCGCATCCAGGGCTTGGCGAGGACGGGGCGATTCAGGCCGGCCTCGAGGTCCTGCTCACCCGATTGCAGACGAAGGGTTGGGCGCGGGCCGGCAAGGCCGGGATGGCGTCCATCGGCAAGTGTCTCGTGGATAGCGCCTGGAAGCCCGGCATCGTGGAGGCGGTGAGACATCGAATGGGTGGCGGACTGATCGAGGGCTCACGCGGTATCGGCATCGGGGCGGGCGACCGGCCGATGTCGTCATATCGCCAGCGGCCTGGCGAACGCCATGGGCACCACTGGTATACTCCGTCGCTCAAGGGCACGCGGGAGTTCCGTTACGTCGCCGTGGACACGAACTACTGGAAGACGTTCGTCCACGAGCGCCTGGAGATCGGGCCAGGCGAACGTGGGTCCTTCACCCTGTGGGGTAAATCGAACGCGGAGCACGATCTCTTCGCGGCGCACGTTGCGGAATCTGAACGCTGGGATCTGACGACCGGCCACGGCCGGACCGTGCATCAATGGCGGCAACTGCCGAATCGGCCGGACAACCACTGGTTCGATTGCCTGGAATACTGCGCGGTCGCCGCGTCGATCCTCGGCTGCGGCGGGCCGGCGGAGAAACCGAGCGTCCCGCGGCGCCGGCGGCCGCCACGGATCACTGCACTCTGATCAAGGCCAACGCGATTGCTCGCTCGTAGCGCTCCCGGAAATCGGCGAGCGAGTACTGGATGGCGACCCTTTCGGCCGCTGCCCTGCCCAGCCGCTGGCGGAGCGGGGCGTCGCTGAGGAGTAGTTCGAGCGCATTCACCGCGGCGGTGACATTGGCGACCAGGAGCCCGTTGACCTCGTGGGTGATCTGATCCCTCGGTCCGCCGCGGTCATCGGCTACCACCGGGATCCCCGCGGCGAGCATTTCCTGGCAGGCGATCCCGAATCCTTCGATGCAGCCCACGAGGTGCAGGCCCACATCGAGGCCGAGCAGAAACCCCTCCTTCTCCTCCCACCGCGTCTCCGGGACGAGGAGTTCGTGATCAAACCGCGCCCGGCGGAAGAATCGCGCCAGGAGAGCCATCCCGAGGGCCCGGAACTGGAATGGCCTCTTGCTGGCCAATCGGTTGAGCGCCGCGACGAGCATCGGCGAGAACTTCTCCGGCCGCGGACTGGCGATCAAGCCGATGATCGGAGGATCGTGGAGAGCATAACCACCCTTCTGTCGCACAGCCCCGATCCCTGGATGCAGGCTGGGCAGCAGGTCCAGGCCCTGGCGGATCCGCAGGATTTCGACCGTATGGGAGTTCACGCCGGTGTTGAGCGCATCGGGAACGTAGCCACGCGTGGCCCAGCCATGCCAGACGGAGACCACCGGTCGCCCAAGTGCCGCAGAGCCCGGCGCCGCACCCGACTGATTGTGGTAGATGACGGCATCGGCTCCGCTCGCCTCGTACGTGCGCCAGGGCGTGAGTGCAGTCCCGCGGGCGGCGGCAAGGCCCTCGGCGACCGGATCCACTGCGTCAGTCCGACGTTCTCCGAGGGCCTTCACGACGATCTCGTGGGTCCAGTCCGGGGTGGCGTCGACGAGACGCAGGAGGTTGTGTTCAATTCCGCCGATCCACCAGAGATTCACGAAGTGCCGGATCCTCAACGAGATGCTCCCGTCAGGGCGTACGCGGACTGACCATCTCCGGTGTGCTTCACGGCGCCGGGATCCAGATGGGCGCACCGGAAGCCCTTGCGATGGAAGGCGAGCGCCATCCGGAACTCGAACTCCGGCATCGTCGCGGGGAGCACTTGGCGGACGGCCTCCATAACCTGGAGGCTTGGGTTCAACGTGAATCCAGGCCAGAATGCATCGCTTCCCGGGGACCGCCGACCGGCGCGTCCCCGCAGGTAACAATGCTCCTGGTACGTAACGGCGGAGCCGGTGCGACGATGGGGACAGGACCACGATCGGAATCCTACCGATTTCACGTGTCGGTCCTCGAGCAGAACCGAATAGGCGTCGTGGATCAGAAGATCCGCGCGCGTGAACTCCCAGTCGTCCTCCAGGTACAGGACCAGCGGCGTCTCGACGAGGGAATAGAGCAGGTTGACGGCATTGACGTGGCCGCGGAGATCGTTCCGGACGATATCGAGGAATGGCCATCGCTCGGCCATCTCGACGAGATCCGCCTCTTCGGAGCCGTCATCCACCACAATCCAGCGGTCCACGAGATAGCGGTCTACGACGTGGCGTTCTACGGACTCGAGGAGCCGCGCGAGGTGCTTCAGCCGGCGGCAGGTCGTGATGGTCGCCGTGATCGGCGGGACCGTGCGGACGTGCTTCTGCCAGGGAGGATGCGAAAGACCGAAACGAACATACGGGGCGAGGCCCGCTGGCGCGTGGCCGGGAACTTCGCACAAGCGCTCGTCGAGCACCTGGTGACTCAGCCCATGCGCCTGTTCTAGGACGCGCACCAGGACGTCGTGGTCGTTTCCGACGGCCGTCTTATGTTCACACGCCCTCGCCCATTCCTGAGCGAACTGTCGCGCCCGGGCGGAACAGCCGAAGTAGAGAACCGTCGCCAGGACGGGGATGTCCGGACGTCCGGGCAACTGTTGCTTGACGGCCGCGAAGTCGCAAGTCAGGCGGTCGATGATTTCTCCTGGATCTCGGAGAATCCGACTGTCCGCGTCCACCCAGAGGACCGGCCGTCCGGGCTCGGCGAGGAAGTCCGCGATGACACGGGCCTTCCGACGGTTCGTCGCCGCCCACGTTCCTCCCTCGATCCATGGGAGTTCGCGGGTCACGACCGGCAGGCTCAGACGCCGGCAGTCGGCGACGAGCCTCGCGGCGCAGGAACGGAAGTACGAGGAGCCGGGCGGATCCGAATGGAACGTGAGCACGGGCGTGCGCATCTCAGGCCTCCGAATGATAGAGCCGATGGTTCGCTTTCTCAATCTCGCGGGTCCGCCAGTCCGGCGCGTAATCGTGGCGCAGATGGAAGAGAGAGAACTGTGGCTCCGTTCGAAGGACGCTCCGAAACCGCGTCCCCGCGCGTCTCAGGAGCGCGCGCAGGAAGGCCCTGTCCTCCGCGCCACGGCCGACGTAGCGTTCGTCCCAACGGAGATCGCCGAGGATCTGGCGCCGGATCGAGCACTGGGAGTTCCCGACGACAGGGGCCGCCGGCTGCGGTCGGAGGAGCCTCTGTCCGCCGTCCGGTCCGCCATAGGCTTCGTAGCCGCGGGGAAACCGGTCGTATGCCTGGAAGAGTCTTAACCACGTGGCCCGGTCCGTAATCCGCGCCCGCGCCGGCAGGTAGCGCACGCGATACGCCAAGAGCGTGAGGGCTCGGTCGGCGTCGAGAGTGGAAACCCCGGCCAGCCAGGATGGCCCCACTATGGCGTCTGCGTCGAGGAAGGTTAGAATGTCTCCGGCGGCCTCCCGGATTCCGAGGTTGAGGAGTCGAGGCTTGCAGAAGATGGGCATCTCTCCGCCATCGAGGAGCCATCGGACACGCGGGCCTCCGGGGCGCGATTCGGGCGGGGGCCCGTTGTGCGAGACCAGGACCTCGTAGTCCGAGCGTCCGCAGGCCTCCGCGCACCACTCGATGGAGGCGAGGCATTGCCGCAGGAAGGGCAGGCGTCCGCGATGAGGGATGATGATCGAGTTCACGCTACGTCCAGCAGGAAGGAGCCATAAATGGCCTCGAGGAAGATCAAGCGCCGGCCCGGCCGCCCCAAGGGGTCGAAGACCGCGCCTCCGTTAGTGGTCGTCGAGGTGCCGGCCAAGTGTCCCAGGTGCGGATCCGTGGAACGCGAGGTCGAACACACCATCTCAGACCGACCGATCTCCGGGAGCGATTCACTCGGCCGCCCTTTCACACACGTGATCCATAAGCGCGTCCGGTGCACAAACTGCTCGCAGCGGTATACTCTCCTGCGCAGGGAGTGACCAGACGGGCCGCAAAAAAGAATAGGCATTACCTATTAAATCGGGGTTTCAGGCAATCTTTCTCTTCTTGGGGTGGGTTAGACTGATGGCGTGACATAGGACGCGCCACGGAGCCGGCTGATCATCGGCATCCCGGAATTCAAAGGCCGCGTGGGGCCACGCCCCCGCGCGGCCTTTTTTTCGTGGCGCGTCCGGCAAACCCCGAGGTCGAGAACGATGGCCACGCACGCCGAGACGATGGTTACGCTCCTGGAAGGCTTGATGCAGGCCAACCCGGGCGTGGAGACCGTGATCGTCGACGGCCGGACAATGGCCTTCGCCGACCTCATCAAGCAATACGAACACTGGAAGAAGCGCGTGGCCATCGAGAGCGGCGCGCGTCCGCGCAGCGCCACGATCAACCTGGGGAACACATGAGCGCGCCTGTGGCCCCTCGGAGAGTTCGGTTCCTGGACGGCATTCGCCGGGTCATGGGGCTGTCGTACGACGCCGCCGATACCACCATGCGCCGCAAGGCCCCCCTCGTTAACCTGGATAGCGAGGACCGCATTCTCACCGCGGGTCAGCGGCGGAAACTCACGGCCACCGCGAGAGACCTCCGCCGCAACTTCTCGACTGTCTCCTGGGCCATACGCAAGCATTTGGACTACGTGGCGACCTTCTCCTTCCAATCGCAGACCGGGAATCCGGAGCTCGATGCCGAGATCGAGGAGAAGATCGCCTGGTGGAGCCGGGCCGAGAACTGTGACGTCACCGGCCGCTATCCTTTGGCCCGGCAGATCCGCCTCGCCGAGGAGTGCCGCACGCTCGACGGCGATATCCTGTGCCTGCGGATCGCCGGCGATCCGCAGGGGCCGGACTATGGCAAAGTGCAGTGGATCGAGGGAGACCGGGTCGGATTCGGTTTCCACCAACTGCCGCCTGCCGCCAAGCAGGGGAAGTGGACCCATGGAGTCCATCTCGACGATAAGGGCCGGCCGATTGAATACGCCGTCTCCAGACGCGCGGCAACGGGCGGATTGCTGGAATTCGAACGCGCGCTTCCGGCCGCCTGGTGCCATCTCCACGGATATTTCGACCGCTTCGACCAGGTCCGCGGCATCTCGCCGCTGGCGGCCGCCATCAACGTTTTCCGCGACGCCTACGAGGGCGCCGATTATGCCCTCGCCAAGATGAAAGTCTCGCAGTACTTCGGCCTGGTGTTCTTCCGCAAGGCCGAGGAAGCCGTGGCCGAGATTACGGAGGCTGAGGAGACCGAGAGCGGAGCAACCACTGGACCGAAGGCCGACTTCAAGCAAGGCCCCGTCCAACTGGACCTCGACCCGGGCGATGACGCAAAGTTCCTCGAGAGCAACAGTCCCTCCATGCAGTTCCAGACCTTCTTCCAGGAGATGATCGCTGCCGGCCTCAAGGGTCTCGACATCCCGTATTCGTTCTATGCCGAGAACTTCACCAACTGGGCCGGCCAACGCCAGGCGGTGCTGCAGTACGAATCGTCCACGGAACCGAAGCGGCGCGACTGCCAGCAGATGCTCGACTGGTTGACTGCCTGGCGTCTGGGCCTCTTCATCGCCGACGGCCAAATCAGACTCCCGCCTGCCAGCACGTTCGAGGATCTCCGCTGGGAATGGATTCCGGTCGGCCTGCGGTGGTTTGACCCCCTGAAGGAAGCCGCGTCGAATCGGATGGCGGTGCAATCAGGTTTCGAGAGCACGCCCGGCGTCTGCAAGGCCGCGGGCCGCGACGCCTACGACATCGTGGACGAAGAGGCCAAGTATCTGGCCTACCGGCAAGAGAAAGGCCTGCCGCCGCTCCCTGTGGCGGCGGGGAATCCCAGCGCACCGCCGCCGGACGCGCGGGGTGACAAGGAGTGATCCATGCCTTACGCCAACGAACACGCCGCCCGGCTCCGCGACCCGGATGATTTCGTGAGGATCCTCCAACTCTGGGCCAAGGAGGGGATCCGGGGACTGGGAGGACCCTTGAAGTCCAAGCCCAACGGCGGCACGGTCGAACAGGCGATCCGCTTCAATGCCGAGAAGTGGACCGTCGAGGCCGCCAAGAAGTGGCTCGAGGAGCACGGCTACAAGCCGATCCAGTTCGAGCCCGCTACCGGAAAGAAGGACAAGCATGGACACACCGTCGTTCCGGCCAACGCCTTCTGCTGCGAGGCGACAGTCTTCGAACTCGGCGAGAACGGCGAGGACGCCAAGACCGCGCCGGTGCGGCTCGTCGCCCGAACCGGAAAGCCCATCAGCCACTGGTACTGGGGCAAACTCGTCCATGATCTCGTGGGAGTGCACCGGCATAAATCCCATCTCCCTATCGACTATCTCCACGACCCCAACCAGGTCATCGGATACCTGAACCGCTTCGATGTGGTGAAGGCCTCTGAAGATGCGGTTCCGGACCTGGTCTGCTCCGGGGCACTTGTGCCCTACAAAGGGGACGACCGGGCCACGGAGATCATTCACAAGGCCCGGGCGGGTGTGCCCTACGAGGCTTCGATCTACTGGGGCGGCGAGGGCGTGGTCATCGAGGAGGTGGGCGAAGGCGCCGAGGTCGAGGTGAACGGCTACAAGTTGGCCGGCCCGGCCACGGTCATCAGGAAGTGGCCGCTCCGCGGCGTCGCGGTGTGCCCGTACGGGGCGGACATGAATACGAAGACCCAACTTGGACCGGGCGAAGAGATCTGCGTCACGGTCCTCAACCCTCAAGGAGAAGAGACGATGGGAGAAGAGACGAATGCGGCGGAGGCCCCGGTCAAGGCCGCGGCCGTCGATGCCAAGAACGATACGCCCGCCGAGGCCGCGCCGAAGCCGCCGGCCGTGGACGCGGGCAAAGCCGTGGAGGCGGGAACGCCCGCCGTCGAGACGGCCCTGAAGGCCGGGCAGGGATCCCCGGCCGCCCCGCCGGCGCCGCCCGCGGACGGTCCGCGCGCGGAACTCCAGCGGTTTGTCTCTGCCTTCGGTGCCACAGACGGCCCGGCCTACTATCTGGCGGGCACGTCCTTCGAGGCCGCGCAGATCGCGCACTCGGCGAAACTCGCGGCCGAGAACGTGGACCTGAAGAAGCGTCTGGCCGCGGTGGACCGCGGCGGCGCGGCGGGCCCGGTGAGCGCAAGCCCGGCGGCCGCCTCCTCGGGACCTGAAGCCGGAGCGGCGTCGGGCAAGGGCCTGAGCGCCGGTGAACGTGAAATCCTGGCAGTGACGTGCATCCGCCGCTGAGCGCCCCCTTGCGCCCTCGCGGACCGCGCCTCTTAAAGAACCGGAGGAGTGAATCATGGCAGACGACCCCCTGACCCTGGCTAACCTTCTGGTCATCAACGACCGGAACAACGCCGAACGGGCGATCAGCGACCTCTTGAACGACGCCCCCTTCATCGCGCGGATGGCGGCCGACATCGCGCTCGGCACCACCCACCAGTACACGAAGGAGATCGAGGCGCCCCTGGTCGGTTTCCGGGCCGTGAACGCCGGCCGTGCCTTCTCGAAGAGCACGGATGAACTGGTGACCGCGGACCTCAAGTTCCTCGACGCGGCCACGCGGACGGACAAGGCCTGGATCGACGCTCCGGGCAAGTACTCGGCGGAGGAGAAACTGGCGCGCGAGATCAGCCGGCACCTCCGCGCGGGCTTCTATGCCTTCGAGCACCAGGTCCTTAACGGGACCATCGACGCCGACGGCGACGGGTTCGTTGGATTCGCCAACGTACTCGACCACAACGACGACGCGATGGTCGTCGATGCCTTGGGCACCACCGACAAGACGGCCTCGAGCGTCTACATGGTGCGTTCCGACGTCATGACCGGCGCGTGTCTCATCGTCGGCAAGAACGGCCAGATCGAGGTCGACGAGACCGTCGTGATCGACGCCCTCACCGCGGACGATCCGGCCAAGCACTTCGCGGCGTACTACACGCCTATCGGCGGGTGGCTGGGCCTCCAGGTCGGCGGCAACTTCAGCGTCGGCCGGATCTGCAACCTGACCGAGGACAGCGGCAAGGGCCTGACCGACGACCTGCTGTTCGCGCTCCTGGCGAAGTTCCCTGCGGCGCGGCAGCCCAACTTGATCACCATGAACCGGCGCAGCCTCGAGCAACTCCGCAAGAGCCGCACCGCGACCAACGCGACCGGCGCGCCGGCGCCGATTCCCACGGACGTCGCCGGGATCCCCATCATTCCGACGGCGGCCATCGCCAGCACCGAGGCGCTGCTCACCGAGAGCGGAACCTGACCCCACTACCGCGGACCCGAGACCCGGCCTTGTTGGCGGGCCTCGGGTCCGAGCCGCGGGAGTTCTAACGTGGTCTGGACCTTCGATGACGCGATTGCCGCCGGCATGGCCGCGCTTCAGCAGGTGGCCGGTCGGAACGTCGTCTACCGGCGCGGAAACGACGAGGTCCAGTTGAACGCCGTCCTCGGCCAGACGGAGTACGAGACCACCGACGAGTACGGCCTGACCGTGGGCACGCACATCGTCGATTTCCTGATCCTCGCCGCCGATCTCACCCTGGGTGACCCGCAACCCGGAGATCGGATCGTCGTGGACGACGTGGCGTACGAAGTCGAACCCATCGCCAGCGAAGGCCATTGGCGCTGGAGCGATCCCCGCCGGACCATAATGCGGATCCACGCCAAACAGGTGGGGGTGGATGAGGATGGCACCTGACGACATAGACCGCATCTACCGGGCGCTCGAAGACATGAACAGGCGACTATCCGAGCACGGCGAGATGCTTGCCGCCTTGACGGCCGCGGCCCAACATCCTCCTGTCCGCCCTTGTCCCGATCTGATTCTCCTCCAGGAACGGCACCTGGAGATTGCCAGTCGCCTGGACCGCCACATTGGCGATCACAGCGAGATCCGGCGCAGTTGGCGCGCCGTCGCGTTCAGCGGATTGGAACGACTTGTCGGCTGGGCCATCGTGGCCATCGTCGCCTACGTTGTCGCCAGAGGCGTTCATTGATGGGTGCGAAAGCCTTAATCGTCGAACTCGCCGACGCCGTGGCGGCCGAGATCGTCAGGATGCCGGACGTCCGTTGCGCCGTGGCCGCGCGGCTGATCCTGCCTCGATTCGAACTCGCCGAGATGAGCGCACTCCACATCAGCGTGGTCCCCAAAGCCGATGTTCTCGGGACTTTCACGCGCGGCGAGGTCCAGCACGATTTCGACATCGACGTGGCCGTGCAGAAGCGGATCCATCCCGTCCAGGAGGAGATCGAGGTCGAGGTGCCCGTGCTCCTGGCGCTGGTCGACGACATCGCCGATCACCTCCACCGCCGCAAACTCGACGCGGCCTCCTGGGCGAACTGGATCAAGGCGACGAACGATCCGGTCTATTCTCTAGAGGAACTGAAGGAACGGGGGCTCTTCCTGAGCCTCCTGACTATCACCTATCGCGTGGTGACCAAGTGAGCCGATTACTGAATTCCATCGTGGCAGGCCCCGGCGGCATAAGGATCGCCGGCATGGACCTGTCGTCCGTCGTCCGCGTCCGCGCGAACATCCGGCGTTTCTTCTTCGATCAGCCGGCCGTGAGGCGGGCGGTGAACGCGGCGGCGCGAGGCATCTTCGCCCACTTCGGGTGGCGCGTGATGCGGTCCGCCCGGGCGAGCATCAAGGCCGGCCGCAGAAAGACCTTGGCGGAACTCACCCCCGCGGAGCGGCAGTCATACCGCATCCAACAGGAGTACTGGCGGCGCGGCCGGCGCGGCAAGCCCCGGTTGGCACGCCGCGAGAGCGCGCCCGGCGAGCCGCCGCACAACGTCACCGGGCTTCTCAAGCGTTTCATCTACTTCGCCTACGATCCCTGGCGCCGGAGCGTGGTCATCGGACCGGAGGCCAAAGGCCCGCGGACCGCCGACGCCCTGGAGTACGGCGGCGCCGTCAGGCGGAGCCGCGGGCCGCGAAAGGGCGAGGTCGTCAACGTCGCCGCCCGGCCCTATATGTGGCCGGCCTTCATCAAGAACCGGAGCGCGCTTCCTGCCATGTGGCGCGATAGTGTCAAACCATCACAGTAAGGAGATCGCACGATGGGAACCCCCCATACCTATCTGCTCGGCCCCGACGCGAAAATGTACTACGGCGAGCCGGGAACGGAACTCGCGGAAATGGAGGAACTGGACAGAATCCGCAACGTGCGGGTGACGTCTGAGAAGGGCGAGAGCGACGCCACCTTCAGAAGCAACCAGGGCGTCAAAGGCGTCGTGCCGGTGCTCTTGAGCCTGGGCTACGAATTCGAGATGGCCTGGGACGAAGCCGACGAGGCCTTCCTGGCATTCGAGGCGGCCTTTCAGGCGAGCACCGGTATCGAACTCGCCGTCCTGGACCGGGACAAGGCGCTCGTCGGCGCCCGCGGTCCCAAGGCGACCTTCTCGGTCATCAAGTTCGCTCCCACCCAGGATGACGAGAACATCCAGGTCGCCGAGATCAGCGTCAAGGTCCGCGAGTTCGACGAGTGGTACGAGAACGAAGGCACGTGAGTTCCGGACCGCGCGTTCGGCTCGCAAGTCAAGGAGTTCAGGCTTGAAGGAATTCGTCGACGCCGCCGGCCGGCGGTGGAACTTGGTCCTCAATCTCGGGACGGTCCTCGGCGTGAAGGATCGGCTCAAGGTCGATCTCTTCGCGCTCGAGGAAGGCGAGCCGCCGCTCATCACCCGCCTGGGCACGGATCCGTATCTCCTGGCGAACGTGATCGTCGTCCTCCTGGAACCGCAGTTCGAGAAGCACGGCGTCACGGACAAGGACATCCGGGAGGCCTTCGACGGTCCGACGCTGCTTGCCTCGCAGACGGCCTTCTGGGATGAACTGGCGGATTTTTCCCAGAGCCGCGGCCGCCCGGAGCAGGCCAAGGCGATCAAGGCGCAGACTCGCGTCATGACCGCCTTCATAGCCGCGGCGGAGAAAGAGATCGACGGGATCGACGTCGACCAGGTGATCCGTGGAACGATGTCTGGCGCATCGGCGGCATCGTCGGCCTCGACCCCCGGCCGCTCAGCCTGAGACAACTCCTCCTCATGGCAGAGGGCGCGGGCCGGGAGCGCTGGGGACATACCTCAGCGATCCTGGCCCTCATCGCCAACGTGAATCGAGATCCCAAACAGACCCCGGCTTTCAAGCCGGCGGACTTCGATCCCTACCGGGGCCGGAGCGATGAGAAGGTGATTTCTGTGGCTGAACTCAAGGGTCTCTTCGTGCGACCGGGGAGGAAACGATAGATGGCCACGAGCGGTGCGATCCGCGCAGGCCGCGCGTTCATCGAAGTCTTCCTCGACGATTCTCTCATCCCACGTGGGATGAGGGCCGTGGCGGGCAAACTTCAGCAATTCGGCAGCACGCTCCGGGCCCAGGGCCTGCGCATGATGCTCGCCGGGAACGCCCTGGCGGCCCCTCTAGTCTTCGCCGTGCGCACCTTCGCCACTTATGGTGAGCAACTCGACATCGTCAGCCGGCGGACGGGGATCGGAGTAGAAGCCTTGTCTGCCCTGGGCTACGCCGCCAAGATGAATCGCCTCGACATGGAGGATCTCGAGGTCGCTCTGCGGATGATGGAACGGCATGCGGTCGATGCCCGCGCCGGTCTCGGCGGTGCACAACGCGCATTTCTAATGCTAGGACTGAGCACGCAGCAACTTGCGGGCCTTGCCCCGGAGCGCCTCTTCGGTCTGATTGCCGACCGGATCTCGCTCCTCCCGGATCCGACCGTGCGTGCGGCCGCGGCCATCCAGGTCTTCGGTCGGACAGGAACGGCCGTCATTCCAATGCTGGAGAACGGACGTGCGGGTCTCGAGGCCTGGCGCCTAGAGGCCGAGCGGTTTGGCCTCATTGTCAGCGGTCGTGACGTCGTCGCGGCCTCCGAGTTTCACAAAGCCATGGTACGTCTGGGCGAAGTCCTTAGAATCGTGCGTTTCCAGGTCGGCGCGGCCCTCGCCCCAGCACTCACCGATCTGGCCAATCGCATCTCTGCGGCGGCCAGACCGATGATGGCCTGGATCCGCACGCACCAGGGCGTGATCATCCTCGTGGCCAAAGTCGCGGCGGGCCTCATCGGCGCTGGCCTCGCTGCCGTGATCCTCGGAACCGCGCTCCGTGGCCTCGGCACCGCCCTCAATATCCTGGCCTTCGGGTTGAGCGTAGGCCTCCGGACCGTCCATCTGGTCATTGCGGCCCTCGGTGGCCTCGCCGCCTTTCTCGGGCCGGTTGGCGGCGCCGTCGCCCTCTTCGCCGGCTACTGGCTCGTGGCCAGCGGCAAGGCGGGGCAGGCTGCCAAATGGTTGGGGCAGAAGTTCAAGGGCCTGAGGGAAGAGGCCGGCACGTCGCTCAAGGCCATCGGCCAGGCCCTCGCCGCCGGTGACCTCTCCCTTGCTGTGCGGATCGCCTGGCTCCAAATCCAAATCTGGTGGAACCAAGGCGTCGATGCGGTGCAAGACGCCCTCGTACGCCTTAAGAACTTTGCGACAGGCATCTGGGAGGCGATCAGCGCCGCCGCCGAAGTGGTACGGCATAGCCTCATGGTCGGATGGGAAGAAGTAGGCGCCTGGGCTGAAAGGCAGATGGCGAGACTCGAAGCACTGCGGAGCAAGGGCCTGCCGACCTGGGTTCCCACAGATGAACAACTTCTCGGCGGTCTTAAAGGATTGTTGAGCGGCAACTTGCCGGGCGGTGGAAGTCCCCTTCGCAATGCCGTTAAACAGTTCGAGGCGGAACAGGCTCATGCCGCGAAAGCCCAGGGAGCCGAGCAGACGCTCAAAGATACTCTCGGGATGATTGAACGCGAGCGCCGCGCCACCCTGGATGCCGAAAACAAACGGTACGAAACCAGGATGCGGAACATCGCCAGGGAATCGCAGCAAGAGAAGGAAGCACGCGAGGCCGCCCGGGCCCAGGAACACACCGCAATGGAGAAACAACTGATTGAATTACGGGGTCAATACGGCCAAGCCATCACGCGAGCCCGCGAGGAAGCCGAGGCGGCGGTTCCCGGACTTGCCGGAAAGGGCGAGGCGCCGAAGAAAGGCAAACCAGAGATCCCGAGACTGGAACCTCGAATCCTCGAGACTGCTGCTCTGGGAACGTTCTCGGCGGCCGTCGCCGGACGCCTGGGGATGATGGGGCCGGCCGAACGCACGGCCGCGGCTACGGAGAAGACCGCGCGAAACACTGAACGCATCGAACGCGAACTCCGCGAGGGCGGTCTCGCGGCGGAGTTTGAACCATGACCGGGCCGAACGTCACCGTAACCGAATTGATGAAGAGCCGCGAAGGTTCGGTTAAGAGCCGCGTGCTCGAGTACTACGCCAAGGGCAGCGCCGACGAACTCGAGATCCGGGAGCAAGTGGCGGCCACGGCGCCGGCGACGTATGGCGGCCTCTTCCTCGAGGACATCGAGACCGAAGTCCTGGAGTGCGACGAGGACGCAGACACCGGCCAATGGTACGTCCGCGTGACCTACGGTCTTCGGGAGGTCGTGACCGAAGAGGAACCCCGGTTCACGTTCGACACCTCCGGCGCGACCGCGCACGTTACCCAAAGCCTTCAGACGATGGTCAGTTACGCGCTCCCTGGAAAGACAGCGCCGAACTTCAAGGGCGCCATCGGTTTCGCCGGCGGTGAGATCCAGGGAACGGAGGTCACCGTCCCCAATCACTCCTGGAGCGAGACCCACAGCATGATCATCGGCGACGAGGCCGCATTTAAGGTGATCGTCGCCGGGCTCACGGGCAAGGTGAACAATGCTGCCTTCAAGGGCGCCGGCGCCGGCGAGTGCCTCCTCCTCGGCGTCTCAGGCACGAAGAGCGGCTACGGCAAGTGGGAACTCACCTTCACCTTCGCCAACCAACCGAGCAAGTCCGGGATCGTCATCGGCGACATCAAGGACGTGGACAAGGAAGGTTGGGATTATCTCTGGGTGCTCTATTCTGAGGCCGAAGACGAGACAGCGCACGCCTTGGTGAAGACCCCCGTCGCCGTCTACGTGGAACGGGTCTACGAGCGCGGCGATTTCAGCCTCCTCGGGATCGGAACCTGAGATGCTCGAGCACGTCGGCGCAGGACAGAAGGTGCGCTTCCGGGCCTCAGAATGGAACGCCCTCCTGGACGTCGCCAAGGCGTTCAAGACCGGCCGCCTCGACCGATTTGGTTCAAGACCGCGGGCCCAGACGACCGCGGTCCTGGTCAGAAACGACAGCGCCTCCGACCTGCCCGCGTTCGCCGTCCTGGGGGTCGATCAGCCGCTCATCCTCCCGGCCGACGACGAGGCGGAGTTCAAGTCGCAAGTGGCTCTTTCCTGCGTCGAGCCGGCTGCGGGCACGCACGAGGGCCGGTTCGCAGTCATCCAGGAACCGCTCGCCGTCGGCGCCGTCGGGCCCGCCGTGATCGCCGGCGTGACCCCGGTTCTCCTCACCGTTGCGGACGAAGAGGCTGCTACCAACGCCGAGATCATCGACGAGGACCTGAGCCAGTTGGCCGCGGCCTCCAGCGGCTCCGCGACGGTCCTTTGGCGTGAGGGCGGCACGGGCCAGCAATGGGCCCTCGTGCGGCTGGGCGGCGTGACTGAAGCCGGCGGCGCCACGGAGATCTACTGGGATGATGAAAACACGCCCGATTCGGGCGGGCCGTTCTCAGATGCCGTCCATCTCAGGGTCGTCGCCGGCGGTTTCGTTCACCTCTACGAGGACCTGGAGACCTATCCCAATTCGGTGATCCTCGACCTCCCGCCCTCCGAGATGTTCGGCGCCCTCATCACCGGCAACCTCACGGGCGGGTGGCATCAACTGTCTTACAACCCCGCGACCGACGACCTCTGCGTGCTGACGCCCAACGACGACATCCGCTTCAAGGGCGTGACCTGGACGAAGCCCTGGGATATTTTCCGCCAGTACGATCCGACGCTTGGGGCGCTCTGGACGGGCCGCGGTGCCGGGAACAACTGGGATACGTTGGCCCCCGGCAACGAGGGCGACATGCTCGTCGTGGCCCTGGGGGAGGCGGCGGGCCTCAAGTATGTGCCGCATGTCCAGGGAGCGCCGGAGGACGCCGCCTACCTCGTCCTGGCGCTCGATGCGACGCTCACCAATGAACGCTGCCTGGTCCTCGGAGACGGACTCGATGCCGTGGACGGCGGCGCCGGCGGCAATTATACCCTGAGCGTGGACCTGAGCGAACTCACCCATAACGATCTCGGGAGCGCGTGGCCCACCACGGCGCTCGGCGACCTCATCGTGGGCACTGCGACCGCCGGCGTGGTCTCCGTGCTGCCCATCGGAGAAGAGGGCGAAGCCCCGGTCGTGACTGCCGGAACGCTCGGGTACGCGGGAGTCATGACGAACCCGATGGAGGCGGTGGACGACATCATCGTCGGCGGGACCGGGGGCCTGCCGACCGCCTTGAGTGCGCCGACAATAGCCGGTTTTCTGGCGTTCGATCCGATAGGCCACATCTACTGGCTGCAGATGAGCCCCGGCACAATCGTCTACACGGATGGCGACGGCTATCCGCAGGTGTTGCCGTGCCCGCCGTGGCCGGCCACCCTGATGCACGATACGATCGTGCCCTACTGGCTGCAGATGAGCCCCGGCACAATCGTCTACACGGATGGCGACGGCTATCCGCAGGTGTTGCCGTGCCCGCCGTGGCCGGCCACCCTGATGCACGATACGATCGTGCCCTACTGGCAGCAGAACTGATCGAGAAGGAGTTGGACATGGGTATGAGCAAAGATCGGGAACGAATGGCTCGATTGATCCTCATGAGCCAACAGCAGATTCGCACCGGGCTCGAAGGCGTGAACCTTGCGCTCCACATGGGCGAGGACGTCGCCCGCGGTGAAGACCTTGCTCTGGAGACTCTCTTTGGGAGCGACCCTAGCGCGATGGTGCTTCCCCGCTTGAGCGTGGAGAAACTGTGGCAATTGATCCGGGCCCTGGGGCATATCTACGGCTTCTCGATGAATCTGGGGGAGATCCCGGTCCTCAAGGTCCCGGTGGAACGCGGGCGTCATTACGCGGTGCTCGTCGACGCGTGATGTCCCGATGAGAAAGAGTCCGCTTAAACAACTCGCGCGAAAGGAGTGACGGCAATGGGTTCACTGAGCGATTACGCGGAGAAGAAGATACTTGAGCACCTGGTCGGCAAGACGGCCTTCGCCAAGCTGACGGCGTTCGTGGCTCTGTTCACGGTCGCCCCGAGCGACGCCGGAGGCGGCACGGAGTGTCCCGGTGCCAACTACGAGCGAGTGGAGACGGCCGAGGCCGACTGGAATCCTGCTGACGAGGGCCAGATTCAGAACGCGGCCCAGATCGACTTCCCCACGCCCGATGCGGCTGACTGGGGGACGCTCAAGGCGTTTGCCCTGTTTGACGCCGCGGAAGACGGCAACATGCTGGGATGGTCGCTGCTGACTGCGGAGAAAAGCCCCGGCGAAGACGACCCGGTCTACTTCCCGGTGGGCTCGCTCGTGATAACCCTGGACTGAGGACCGAGCCCGATGGGTGCTGCTGATTTACCCGATTGCCGGCACGCCCTGCGCGTGGCGGAGATACCGCTGTACGACGGCGAGCGGCTGGTGGGCTACAAGCGTGAGGTGTTCTGCAATCTGAAGAACGGCACGGTGCCGCCGAGTCGCTGCTCGGCGTGCTACGAGCGAGAAACCCGGGCCCTGATCGGGGGATAGGAGACAGTGCGATGCCTGATGCGATTCGGCTCCTGGCGGACATTGAGATGAAGTTCGGCGAGACGCAGGCGGCGGTGGACGCTCTGCCAATGACGCGCGAGGAGTGGCGCGCGCGGGCCATTGCGCACCTCGCGTCGTTCCGCCGGTCGATGCTGAACCTGCCGACGGCGATGCAGAATGCCTCGTTGCAGGTGGCCACCGAATTCGCCAACGTGGACGGCATCCTGGCCCAGAGCGCCGACGCGCTGACCGCGGAGGAGAAAGGCGACCTCCCGGCGGCGAAGGCGTGCGCGGCAAGGGTGCGGGCTGTGCTCGACCGGGCGGCGGCCGACATCGCGGCCGCGATAGAGGCTGAGAAGCCCGTGGTGGGCGCTGAGGCGGTTGGGGCAAAGGCGATTAAGTGACCACGTGGAACTTCGGTACTGACGCTGATCACAAGTTCGCCGACATGCTCGGTCTGGCACTGGTCAATGCTGTGCTGCGCGCCGACGCGGGCGGTGGCGACGACATACTGATTCGACAACAGGCCCTTCCTAATGATGCAAACACCGTGTTTCTCTTCGAGTTCGGCGCTACTCAAGGCTATCTGGATCAAGGACCTAACGGGAACGACATTACGACAGTGAGCGGCGCTATCCTGGGGGAGAACGGCTATAGATTCGACAATCTCGATGACTACCTGAGGGCTCCGGATGACGATACATTGGACCTGACCAATGATTGGTGTCTGGAGGCGTGGGTCTTCCTCAACAGTGTCGGCGTGAACAGCCAAAGTAAGGTCATCAGCAAGGCCAACGCCGAGTATTCTCTTGCCTTCAAGACGACGGGGATGCTGAATGCTACAATTGGTAACACCAGCCGGGATTCGAGCGCCAGCGCATATGCCACCGGCTCGTATCAACACGTTGCTGCAAGTCACGTCGCTGGCGACCTTGTGAGGTTCTGGGGCCAGGGCGGCGCTAAGGGCACAACCGCCAGTACGAACGCTGCCGCTGGAGCGAACAACCTCTACATCGGGAACGTGGCTGCTGGAAATCGCTGTCTCGATGGTATCGTTGATGAAGTTGCTGCGGCAAAGGTCGGCCGTTATACTGAACCTTTCACGCCCCACCGCTTCCCTGCCTCCGGCACACTCACGGGCGTCATCGACGGCGGTGTTTCGCAGGACTGGTCCAACATCAGCCACACGCGCACGGTCGCAGGCGACTACGAGGGCTCAATAAGCCAACTCCGCTACCGTGCAGGCGCGACGAACCCGCCGACGGGTGACTGGACCACGGTGGCGACCCCGGCCGTCTCAGAAGACATCGACGTGACCGGGCGATACCTGCAAGTCGAATTCGCGCTGGCACCGAAGGCAGACACAAATCGCACCGAGACGCCGAGACTCCTGACTCTGAGCGTCGCCGGCGAGGCGAGCGGCGGAGGTGGGACGCCGCAAGAACTGGCCGCACTGGCGGAGGACTTTTCGTTCTTCGCTGGCTCTCTCGTGCGCGCGGTCCCGCTCGGAGCGGCGGCCGCCATCACGTCATCGATGTCCGGTGGTCTTGTGAGAGCCGTGCCGCTGGCGGCGGAGGCCTCCGCTGCCGCGTCGCTTGGGGCGGCTCTCACGGTCGCGCGTGCCCTTTCAGCCACAGTCTCGGCCGTCTCGTCGATGACCGCTCGCCTTGTGGCCGGCGCGGTGACCATCGTGCGCCGCGTCGGGGGCCAGGTCCTGCCGTTCACCACCGGCGCCGTCCGCGGTCTCATATCCGCAGGCCGGGTCTTTCCCCGAATCACCGGGAGGGTCGAATGATGGTCACCTACGAAGAGATCGTCGCCGGCGCGGCCGCCTCCTGGGTCGTCACGCTGAGGTCCTTCGACGTCTGGCCCGACGGCGCTGATGGCTGGTCCTGGTCGCTCCGCCTCTCCGCCCCGGACGACCGCTCGGAATTGGCGGCCTCGTTCGCCGCCGCCTCCGCGTCTAAAGGCTCCTCAGGCAAGGTCCTGACCCTGGTCGTCGAGGCCTCCGCCGAGGAGACGGCGGATCTGGAAGCGGGCACTTACTTCGTCGAATGCGTCGCTATCGACGACAGCAGGGATCCGCGCGCGTACCCGGCCGTGCACGGCTCGGTGGTCGTGCGCGCCATGGAAGGGGGATTGCCAGATGCTGGATCTTAGACGTGCAAGCGCGCCGGGTCTGAGCGAGCCCGGCACCTGGGAACTGTCGGCCCGTTCGGGCGCGCCGACGGCGCTCGTCTGCTGCCCCTGGTGCCGGCAGTGGGCGAGTCTCTCGAGTCACACGATCTCAGCCGATGGAACCGTGAGCCCGAGCCTCGTCTGCCCGGCGCCGGCATGCGGATTCCACGACCACGTGCGCCTCGCCGGCTGGGCCGCGGCCGTGGCGCCGGACCCAAAAGCGCCGGCGACCCGATAACCGTCTGGACCTGGTGGCAGATCGAACTCGAGGAGGAGTAAGATGAGCGACGAATCATTCGTCGTCGAGGTCGCCACGCTGGCGCGTGCGGTCCTGGCCCGGCTGGCCCGGTTCCCTGGGGAACCCGGCCTTGAGTCGCCGGACGAAGTCCCGGAGCGCCTGAAGGCGCGGCCGTTCGGTCCCGTGGCCGCCCTGGCCTTCGCCAGGGCCACGCGCGGGAAACCGAAGGAGGCCCTGGACAACGTCGTGCTCGTGGCGATGCACACCGGAGACTCGCAGGCGGCGGACCTGGCCCGGTCGATCCGCACCATCTACCGCGTGGACCCCGCCGCGGCCGCGCTCCTGGCGGAGCACTTCATCGCGCCGGCAGCGCAGCCGACAGCCATCCCTGCGACCGAATGAGGCTCAGCGGCTCACTTGCCAGGCCGTAACCAACCCATCATCGAGATAAACATAGAGAGCCGTCCGTAGCGGACCCCCATAGATCCATTGCTCGTGTCTTCCCCATTCGGTTACCAGTACATTAGTTGAATCTGGCCGTCCCCAGGAACCGAGGACTTCATCCGCGGTCATCCCGAGTCGAAGTGTGGGTTTCGGTTGTTGGGGAAGCTTCGTCACGGGTCCCGTCTTAACGACTTCGCGGCCGCTGGACAACTTGTTGCGTCGCATAGGTCGTGTAGCCGAAGGCCTTGTCATTAATGCCACTTGCCAGCGGGACGCCGACAAGCGCAATCTCTCTCCCGTATCCGTCTGGACCACCAGGATGTCGTTCACGCGGCCGATGAGCGCGCCCGTGAACCGTTCCCCTGTGGTCTTGTTGGTGAACTCATCCGCCATCAGGATCCCGGCGAGGCCCAGGACCGCCGCAAGCGCCATCCACCGCATAAGCCACCCCCATTCTGTTCTCGAACCTGCTAACCGATCAACTTCAGCCGGATCGTCTTCAGTCTCTCGTCGCGCTCGTCCGGCGTCAAGCGGCCTTCCAGGATGGCCAGGATGTTGCGGTGGTCGCCATGTCTAGACTCTACCTCCACTGCCAGTCATCGGCAACCCGCCCTGAAAAAATCTCAAAAAAAGCCAGGATTTCGATTGACGACGCCCCGAAGCGGGCTAAAGTGAGTGAGGTCGGGGAGCGATGCGAATCGGCCAGAAGTGAGGTGCAAGTCGTGGTCTACACTTCGTTCGCGGACCTCTTGAACCGGCATCCTCTGGCGAGGATCAAGACCCAGATTGCCGTCGCTGGCGATCTCGGCATCTGCTCGACGTACATCAGCGAGATGAAGCGCCACGGTATCGTGCCTGGCCGGCCGCTGCTTAACCGCATGGCCGACTACTTCGGGATGGAACCCGAGGATCTGCGGCGGCTCATCCTGGTCTCCAAACCTCTCAGCAGCCCCCGCCGTCACCCCCCACGTGGCGTTCCTCCCGGAATGCCCGGCAACCAGCGGCGGCGGGGGCCCTCATTTCGGAACGAATGGCGCCGCGCTGGCGCCGCGACGCGGGCTTCGGAGCGGAGCAGCCCCGCTGCTCCCGAGACTAGCACAGGACAGGAGGTCTGATATGGGGACGATGACGCTTGCGTTCGGGCTCTGCTGCGCCTACCTCGACAATGGCCGGCTCTGTCACCGGCCTGCGACCCGCATCGACATTGAGCGTGGCGGCTGCGTCTGCGCCGCCCACGCCCCGCCGAATCCCGCTCCGGCCTCCGAGTCCCCGCCCCACTACGTCCGCCTGCCGGACGGGCGTGTCGTCCCCTACGCGAAGTGAGTCGCGTTCAAGGCAGGACTCGGAGGCCCTTCCAATGCTCATATTGACGTTGCGATGTGACGAGAGCGTGACCATAGGCGAGGTCAGGGTGCTGGTCGTCCACGTGGAGGGCAGGCGGGCAACCCTCGGGATTGCGGCTGCGAGGGAGATTCCGATACGCCGGGAACGCCGCTCCCCGCCCCGTGGCGTGAAACCGAGCGGCGCCGACGCCCCCAAAGCCGGGGAGAAGGCTCCGCGTTGAACCTGGCGCAGCCTGGCGGCTGATCAGCGGAAAACCGAACCAGGAGGAACAGAATGCCCATTGAGACTTGGCCAATCACGCGGATCAGCATTGGCGAGCGATACCGTGAAGAAGTCGGGGACATCGAGGGCCTGGCAAAGAGCATCGCCGAGATCGGTCTCCTCCACCCGCTGGTAGTCGTGCCGGATGGAACTCTGATCGCCGGACTTCGCCGGCTTGAAGCCATGAAGCAGTTGGGGAGAACTGAGGTCCCGGTGAACGTCGTGGGCGCACTGGAGGATGCCCGCCTGGCCCTCTTGGCTGAACGCGATGAGAACACCTGCCGGGAAGACCTGCTGCCGAGTGAGGCCGCACGGCTCGGCGCGGCCCTGGAGGCGCTGGAGCGGCCGGCGGCGAAGGAACGCGAGAAGGTCGGGAAGAAGGTCGGACCCTCGGGAAAATTTCCCCAGGGTCAGAAAGGTCGCGTCCGCGACGCCGTGGGCGATGCCCTGGGGGTGAGTGGCCGGACCTACGAGAAGTTGAAGGAGGTGGTCGAGGCGGCCAAAGAGGAACCGGAGAAGTTCGGGCCTGTCGTCGAAGAGATGGACCGGACCGGCAAGGTCGAACCGGCCTTCCGCAAGGTGAGGGAACTCAAGGCGGGAACCAAAGCCCCGGAGGGACCGTCTCCTAAGGAGCGCTTGAGGCGCGCGAAGCAGATGTCTCCCGACTTCAAGAATGCCTTCGACGATTTCCTGAGCGAAGTGGAAGCGGCTTGGGCCGACAAGTTCCAGAAGACAAGCCGCGAGGCGGTACTTGCCTGTACGGCCCTCGCCTACGCGATAGCCCGTCGCCCGCTGAAAGGAGGGAGAACGCAGCCATGAAGTTGAATTTCCGAGTCCAAGGAAGCCACAGAATTGTCGCGAGTCCGGCGACGGCGGCCGAATACCTCAAACTGGCGAGCCTGCCGGGGGAAAGGAGGCTCCACGCGGACCGCGTGGAATTCTACAAAAACCAGATGATCGCAGGTCAGTGGCTCGAAACCATAATCGCCAGCGTCTTCGTCAAGGAACAGAAGAAGGAGTACAGGCTGAACGGCCAACACACCATGGCGGCATTACAACTTTGTCCCAAAGATCTGCGCATCCCCGTCTTGTGGACGCACTACGAGGTCAATGCCTTGCCCTTGGCGGCCATGTTGTACGCCAATTTCGACCGCATCGAAAGTACCCGCAAGCAGAACGAAATCCTGCGGCCATTCCTGGACAGCACCGGACGGAAGAGTTGGACGACCAAACTGGGCGGAATGGTGGTGGGTGCTTTGGCCTTCCACGAACTCGGACGCAAGTGGTCCTACAGTAGCGACATCAAACGTGAAGATCGGATGCTTCTCTTGAATAGATACGCGACTGAGGCAACCGTTCTCTATGACTTTCTGGCCCCGCAGGGCAGCGCTCCCCACATCGCGCGTACGCCCGTCGTGGCGGCGTTTCTCGAAATGTACCGCAAGGACGCAAAGGCCGCAGTCGAGTTCGGCGAACAGGTGAAGAATGGCGAGAACCTTCGTAGGGGCCATCCTGCGCACACTTTGCGGGAGCGTCTGCTAAGATCGACCCTGGCTACGACCAAGGGGCGGGCCAGCGGGCAATTAACGTCTGGGCCTGACATGTACGCTTGGTGCATTAACGCTTGGAACGCGCTCCGCGCCGGTGAGTCGATTCGCAGTCTGCGCGGCGTGTACGGGAACAGAGGCGAGGCGCCCGTTGCCCGATGAGGACGACATGACCGATCTCAGGCACAGAGTGAGGCGGCGGACGTGCGTGGCGAAGGACGCCGGCCGGCGGCTGGTCGTGGCCCTCGAGCCGGGCGACGTCATGGCCATCCGGCCGGAACGCACGCGGAAGTGGTATCGGCTGCCGCTCAGTGTCGTCTATGCCCAGGCCGTCCGCGCGGACGTCCTGGCACAAGCCCGGTTCGTCCGCGCACTCAAAGGTCTGCGACCCCGGAGAATGCGTCCCAGGTAGTGCGCTTAAGACAAGGAGAACAGGATGGGAAACCCGGAAATCGAGAAGGTCCAAGGTCCCCCGATGAACGATGCGAACGGACGGGTTGAGTCCGCCCCGCCGGCGGCCGGCGCCGGGTTGGCGCTCCGCACCGACCCGGTGGGGATGCTGGCGGCACTCACGGAAGATGAGTTCAAGCACCGCTTGGCGCTCCTCAAGATGGGACAGGAGCGGCTCCGTCGCATCCAACGTGAGTTGCTCCTGCCCGGGGTGGACTTCGGCACCATCCCCGGCACGCCGCGGCCGACCCTGTTCCAGCCAGGCGGCGAGAAACTGGCCCACTTCTACGGTCTCGTGCCCATCTACGAGCGGGTCGAGGCCTTCGGCGACGGCAAGAGCGCTCCGGAGATCCGCGTCACGACCACGTGCACGCTGAGGCGCGGCTCGGAACTGGGCCCGCTCGTCGCCCAGGCGACCGCCGGCTGCACGAACTGGGAGCGCCGATACCGCTACCGCCGCGCAGACCACGCCTGCCCCGCCTGCGGAAACCTCGGCGCGGTCATCAGGTCGAAGTTCAATGCGGGATGGCTCTGCTACAAGGCCAAAGGCGGCTGCGGCGCCGAGATCGCGCCCGATGACCCGGCGATGAAGCAGAAACTCGGGGACATCATCAATCCCGACCCCCACGACACCTACAACACCATCGTCCGGATGTCGGCCAAGCGCGCCTTCCTGGCGGCCGTCAAGGCGGCCACGGCCTCGAGCGGGCTCTTCGGGCAGGAGCCGGAGGAGGAGGAAACCGAAGCGCCGGCGGAGCCCGAGAGATCCGAAGGACCACAGGCCAAGGCGCCGGACGATCCCGCGGACATCCGCGAGGTCGGCATCCTCATCACCGACGCGCGCACTGCGAATCTCCTCCCGGGTCTCTTCAAGGCCTTCCCGGGGATGCAGAAGGGCAGGACGACGGTCAAAGAACTTGAAGATGGCTGGGCGTGGCTCCAAGAGCACACCAGACGCCAGGCATAGGAGTCGTCGGGAATGGCCAGGGGCAGGATGCTCTCGCGGTCGATCTCCACGAGTCGCAAGGTGACCGTGGAACTCAAGGCGCGGCTCAAGAATGTCCGGTCGAAGTTGGAGTTTGTCCAGTTGCTCTACACATGGATCCTGCCGCACGCGGACGACTTCGGCCGGATGGAGGGCGATGCGGCGACGGTCAAAGGTACGGTGATGCCGAACTCGACCAGGGATATCGACGATGTCGAGTGGGCACTGCAAGCGCTCCACGACGTCGGTCTCTTGCTCCGGTATCAGATCGACGGGCGGATGTATCTCCAGGTGGTGGCGTGGGAAGAACACCAAAGCGGCCTCCACAAGCGCACGCGCAGTCGTTTCCCGGAGGTTCCGGGAGATTCCGGGAAGTTCCCTCGGAACGGAACGGAACGGAACCGAACGGAACTTCCGGAGTCCGGAGTTATACATGCTTCTCTAGAAGCCCGACGCGCGCGCGCGCGCGAGGGCGACGCCGGGGCGGCGCGGGCCCGACACGAGGATTGGGCCGACAGGATCCGGCGCACGGGCGTCTCCGCGGAAGACGTAGCCGCTCACCGGCCGAACCTGATGGCCCTGGCCCAGGCCGTCGCGGTCGGCGATCTCCCCGAGGGCCTGGTCGAGACCGCCATCACCGACACCGCCGCTGACGCCAAGGCCCAGGCCCCAACCGGCAAACGCTTCGTCCGCAATTGGTTCGCGTACTTCACCGGCCAGGTCAAGCGCCAGTGCCGCCGGCGCGGGATCGACTGGCCACTCAAACCCGAGCCCGAGAAAGCAAGCGCGGGATGAAGACGATGGCGGCCATCAAGCAGGGCCTGGAGGCCATCGCGGCCAAAGGGGCGCAGGTGCGCCTCATGGGCGAGGGCGAAAACGGCGGCCAGTGGATAATTACGATCCCTGGCGGCAGCAAGATTATGCTCCGCGCCTCATGGGGCGGCGGCTGGGACCACGTATCGGCCTCGACCCCGACTCGTTGTCTGACCTGGACTGAAATGGACGCCGTGAAGAGCCTCTTCTGGTCCGAGCACGAGGTGGTGATGCAGTTGCACGTGCCGGAGACGCTCAAGGTCAACGTGCATCCCTTCTGCCTCCACCTCTGGCGGCCGCAGCGAGAGCGGATTCCCCTGCCCCCCAAGGTGTTCGTGTGATGGCTGAGCGCGCTCCCATACTTCCCGGCCTCTTCCCCACCGGCCCGGCGCTGGCGCCGTACCCGCCCGTGGCCAGGGCCCGGAACGCCGACCCGTGGACCAGCCACGCGGCGGCGCGCGAGGTCGAGCAACAAGGCGCGGCGCAGAACCAGCGGGCTAAGTGTCTCGACGCGGTGAGATCGCATCCTGGTCGCACTTCGTTCGAGTGCGCTGTCTTTGCGGGACTGGATCGTTATCAGGCGGCGCGGCGCCTGCCGGAACTCGAGGCCGATGGCCTGGTCATGAAAGGCGAGCCCATCAAGGTTCGCGGGCGCTGGATGGTGACCTGGTGGCCGGTAGTGAAGGCCGAACCTGACGGAGCGCTTTCGTGATCTACCTGGCCAGCCCGTACAGCCACGATGACCCGACCGTCCGCCAGGCGCGGTTCGAGGCCGCCTGCGCGCAAGTCGCCGAGATGCTGTTCTGCGGGATCCCCACGTTCTCACCCGTGGTCTATAGCCACGTCCTCGCGGAGCACGGGTTGCCCGTGGAGTGGAAGTTCTGGCGGGCGATGGATGAGGCCATGATCCTGGTTTCGTCTGAAATGTGGGTCCTGACGCTCGAGGGATGGAAGAAATCGGTCGGCGTCCAGGCGGGAATAGAGATTGCGCGGGGCGCCGGCAAGGCCGTGGTCCTGGTGGAACCCGACGGCGGCAAGGCGGAGCAAGTGTGGGCTGCGAACCCCTGGCCGTTTCCGGGCGCCGACGCGAAACAGCTCCGGCCCGAGGATGTGCGCGAGTACGCGAGCCGGGCGGGGAATCTCGCTTGGGATCTCAGGAGCGGCAGGCCATTGAGCGAGCAGGCGCTGCGGTATTGGTCGGGCCTCCTGTGCGAGGCTGTTCTGCGGCTGACCGGCGATTCGCGGGAGAGAAGAAAGGAGGGAGATTGATGGCGAGACCCAAGACGTTCAGAGAGGCGACCCTGGCGCTCATCGACGAGGGCGAACTTCTCGCTGAGGCGGAGGAACAGTTTGCCTCGCTTCAACGGCGGATGGCCGGATATGCCCGACTCTGGCGCGATGCCGCGAGGGGTGCCAAGGCCACACTCACACTTAAACTCACGGTGAAAGTGGAGGATCCAACTGAGGGCATGTTCAGTGTGCGAGGAGAGACGGTGGCGCGGGTTCCGTCCCGGCCGGCACATGTGACGAGCGCCATTTCGGCCGCCGGCGAGGGCGGCGAGGAGGTGCTGATGTGCCGCGCCTCAGGCACGGCGAACGACAATCCCTGCCAGCGACGCCTCTTCACGCAGGATGGGCGGGCAATCGACCAGGAGTCTGGCGAACCCAAGGAGAAGGCCGCACCGGCATAGTGCCGATTCGGCGCCGATCTGTAACGCCTGATTCCAAGAGAACCAAGACGCGAGAGAGGAGAGAGAAATGGGTGATACACTTAAGGACCTGGTTACGACTGTGCTCGAGGGCGAGCAGACCATCTTCAAGGTCACACGGGACGTGGAGGGCGCACCGGGGAGCCTAACCATCGAGCGGCGGAAACTCCAGCCCGAACAACCCAAGGAGCCGCAGCGGGCCTTGACCCCGGCGCGGCGCCACGTCTTCTACGCGATAGACGGGTTCGTGGCCTACCTCCGGCGCTACGGCAGCGACCAGACCGTCCTCTACGCCGACGGCCTCACGCGCACCGTCCATGCCGTGCTCAACGAGAAGGCTGAGCGCGGAGTGGAGACCGTCGTCCTGGAACTGATGCCCCATCCCCTGGCGCAGCCCTGGATGGACCTGATGCAGAAGCCGCCCCTCCCCATCAAGGACTTCGTGGACTTCCTGCGGGCCCACCGCCGAGCCATCATTTCGCCGCCGGGCCGGGAGTTCGTCCTACTCTTGAGCCAGATCAAGATGGCCCAGGAAGTGACGGTCCTCGAGGGTTCAGGCCGGACAACGATCAATGGCGTCCTTGTCAAGACCATGATCCAGGGCCAGCAGCAGTCGGATGAGATTGACCTGCCGGACGTCGTCGGGCTGCGCCTGCCGCTCTTCGTGGGTGGTGCGCCGGTCACCGTGGAACTCGATCTCGTGATCTCCTCGCCCGGTCTCGGCCAAGGCGTCACCGCGGCGCTCGTCTCGGCTGATTTCGAGGCCGCCTGCCAGGAGGCCTTCGACAACGAGGTTCTCGCACTCGAAATGGGCTTCGTCGACGAGATGAAGATGGTCCTCGCCCACGGCCGGCCGGATTACGTCGACTGGGCCATCGTCAAGTAGGGCCGCGGGCAGGCGAAGGAGAAAGGGCATGTGGAGACGCGGGCTCGTGATCCTCGTGCTCCTGACTGCGGTCGGGTGTTCTCTTGTGGCCCGCAAGCCCGGGGCGGTTCCAGCCTCCGTGGAGACCGTGGACGCGCATCTGACCTCGGCCGTCAGATTGATAGGCGAGGCTGAGGCGCTGATGGCGAAGCCCGGACCTCGTACGGCTGAGGAAGTCGCCGCCGTCCATGGGAAACTCACGGCGGCCGTACCGGAACTGAAGAGCGCGGGCGAAGGTCTGGCCGACGTGCGCGACGCCCTCCGCACCGCGAACGATAGCATCGCCAAGTTGGAGAAGCGCCTCGCCGGGCAGGACGATTGGCTCCGGCGGATCTCTAAGATCGCCGCCGTCGCGGGCATCGGCTTCGCGGTGTTCATACTCTTTGCGAAGGCCGCGATGTGGTTGCGCATCGGTCTCACTGGCCTGAGTTTGCCTATGAGCGCCCAACTGGTCGGCCTGATCCTCGGTGTGGCGCCCTGGGTGTTCGCTGTGGGCGCGGGCGCGGTAGTGGTGTTTGGGTTGGTGACGGTGATGGTTCACTGGCGCGACCTGGATTTCTGGCCCGCGATCAAGGCCGCGTTCAAGGGTTGAATCCCGAGAGGGCAGAAGGAGACGCGATCATGCTGTGGTCAAGATTCGAAGTGTTCCAGGGACACGATGGGCAGTGGTACTACCGGCTCCGGGCGCGGAACAGCCGGGTAGTCGGCCCGTCGGAGGGCTACACGCGCAAGCAGGATGCGATCCATGGCGCGCGAGATCACCGTCGCGCCGCCCGTTGGGCCCGGATCGTGGTCCTGCGCTGATCCAGTCGTGTTTCCCGCGCTTTTTCCGGGTGACGTGCTCGTGCGGCATTCGTCGCGCTCGTGGATCGCGCGCGAGATACAGCGGTGCCAGCGGATGATGACCGGGGATACCCTCGGGGCCAGGGTGAATCACTGCGCGGTACTATCCGTGGACTCCGCTTACGTTATCGAGGCCATCGAGACCGGGGTCTCGATGACTGCCGTCGTGGATTGGTTGGCGGCCATCGACGCCGGCCGCGGGGACTGGGTTCTCTTGCTGCGCTGCCCCGGCCTCCCTCGGGAGATCCGAGGTGCAATCGCCGAATGCGCGGCGCAGTTCCTCGGGTGCTCGTACGACTACGTCACGATTCTGCGCTTGGGCGCGCTCTACCACTGGTGGCATCCGGTGCATTGGCTCGAACGTTTCTGGCTCTGGGCTCATCCCCGGACTACCGGCGCGCTCACCTGTTCGGAACTTGTGGCTCGCGCCTACGGGCCTTTTCTATCCTTCCCAATCGCGCCCAGCGGTCGCTCCTGGAATGCCACTCCCGACATCGTGACGCCGGCAAACATTGTGGATTGCGGTCTCTGGCGGATCGAAGGCGGAACAGGCGCTCCCGTGCCGGGTCTCGCGGAGGTATGACGTGACCCAACGCTCGAAGATCGAGTGGACGGACGCGAGCTGGAACCCCGTCACCGGATGCACCAAGGTGAGCGCCGGCTGCCAGCGGTGCTACGCCGAACGCATGGCTCTGCGACTGAAGGCCATGGGCCGCCGTACTTACGCCCGCGGCTTCAAGCTGACCCTCCATCCTCACCTGCTGCACCTGCCGCTGTCCTGGAAAAAGCCTCGGATGGTCTTCGTGAATTCCATGAGCGACCTCTTCCACGAACAGGTGCCGCTTTCCTTCACCCAGCGGGTCTTCGAGGTGATGCGCCAAGCCGATGGTCACACCTACCAGATACTGACCAAGAGGTCGGCACGGCTGCTCGAACTGGACTCTGTCCTGCCTTGGGCGCCCCACGTGTGGATGGGTGTCACAGTCGAAAACGCAGACTATACGCACCGCATCGACGACCTGTTGCGGACACACGCCGCCATCAGATTCCTGTCGCTAGAGCCACTGCTGGGACCTATTCCCCACCTCCAGGTTGAAGGCATCCACTGGGTTATCGTCGGTGGTGAGTCGGGTCCGGGTGCCCGGCCTATGGACCCCACGTGGGTTAGAGAGATTCGCCAACAGTGCCTTGACGCCAAAGTCCCTTTCTTCTTCAAGGGCTGGGGCGGCCGAACGGTCCGCGCCGGCGGCCGGCTGCTGGACGGCCGCAAGTGGAATGAAATGCCGGAGACCTAGAGGGTGGCTAAACCCATCAGGGCCATCGATCTCTGCTGCGGCGCCGTCAAAGAGCACTTGCGGCAACGCCAGCAAGCGGCGTTGAATGGACTGAAGGAGCCGAAAGGATGAACGCTCGTGGAGTGGTGACGAGTCTGGCGGACCTGCCGGGGGACGCGCTGGTGG